CCAGCATAATGAGGCAGGCGATGAAAGACCCGATCGAGTGCTTCCAGATCGCCACATGCCACATATCCGAAGGGAACCATGCTGCCGCGATCCCCCTTCTGGAAAAAGCGGCGGTTGTGATGGCGGGCGATCCCGATTTCGACGCCCTGCTTGCGATGGCGAAAGCCAAGGCATGACTCTCGAAGCAAAGCGCAAAACCGCCCGGAGAGGCGGCGCGCCAATGACACCGCAAGAGATATCGGAGGCCCGGCAAGCGCTGGGCCTCTCGCAATCCGACATGGCGGCGATGACGGGCTACGGCGCGGCGGCCCGATGGTCCGAGCTCGAACGCGGAAAGCGCGCCCCGGGCGGCGCCGTGATCCGCCTCATCCGGGCCTATCTGGACGGCTACAGACCGCCGGACTGGCCGTCTACCTGACGCGCCATGTTCTGACGCCTTTCCGGCCATCAACCTCCGCAACCCTCGTGGTAAACCTTGCCGTTGCGGCAATCGAGCCCGATCTCTTCAGGCTCGATATAGATGATGTGATCGCCTTGTGTGCGACAGGCGCGAAGAAGCTATCGCCAACCTCCATCTGAGCAAGCGGGTACTTTGGCGGACGCCCGCCAGCGGTAGTGGCCGCTTGCGGGATGGGTACGCCCTTCTCTATCTCATCATTATCAGTAGTCCTTTATTGGGTATTTTATGGGTAAGACGTTAACGGTAAATCGTCAAGACCGGAAACTGGTTTCCGGTCGCCAGATGACCCCTCATATGGGGTATTTGCGCCCGATGGGGGGGGTTAGCGGATTCCGCTAACCCCCTTAACGGTCGTTCGGATTTACCGCTTCGGTTTGAATGATTTCAATGTGTTATAGTCTAAATATGGGTTATCGGTCTTAACGGTCTACAAGCTTCTAAATTACATCAATCATATGCTTGTATACCGTTAAGACCGCTTTGACCCTCTTGCCCCGATCCGCGTCTTGAGGCATCCTGTTCATGCCAAACCCCGAGCGACCCCGAGGCAGAGGTCGACGTAGTGACATACCTGGACCTGAATATCGGTGACGCGGCTCCCGCCAGCGGAGCGCGGCCCGCCGTGTGCGGAAGCCTGTCAGAGCCCGAATGGTACATCCTGCGCGTCCCCGGCGGTAGGGAGTTCGAGGCACAGGCCCGGCTCGACGATATCGGGGTCCATTCCTGCTTTCCGAAAAAACAGGTCTCGCGGCCGGACAGGCGGGGGAAGTTGTCGAGGGTCGACGTGCCGGCGGTGACGGGGTACGTCTTCGCGAAGTTCTGGCAGATGCCGGTCTGGTCGGAGCTTCGTCGGCGTCGGTTGATAATCGGGCTGGTGTGCAAGGAAACACCCTTCGGCCCGGTGCCGTACCGGGCAACCGAAAACGATGTCCGGACATTCATGGGCATCCCGACCGTTGAGGAAGAAATGCAGGCGCAACGGCGCGAGGCGTTGCGGGTCAGGCCCGGCGATCAGGCGCGGGTGCTGGTGGGCAGCGACATGGTGCTGGTGGTCAGGGTGCGGGACGTGTCGGGCGGCCGGGTGTTCTGGGAAACGGATAACGGCATTCCGGGCTCTACAGCCGAAAAAAGGTGCGAGAGACTTGCGCCGAACGGCGCGGCGTGAGTGAGGCCTTGACGAAAACAGAAAATGCAGACATGTTCCCACACAAGACCGGCAGGCCCGAACCGAGCTGACGGCCAGCTGCGAGAGTACCACCCCCGATGAAAATCGCAGGCAGGGGCGGTGCTACTGCAATTCCGGAACCCGCGGCGCAGCGCGCATGGCGTCAACGTCGCATGGCGGGTGCGGGAAAATCAGAAAAGGAACGAGACATGACGTATCGGGATGAGGCCGGGCGCTTCCTTCCCGGAAACCGATTCTGGGAGGCGCGTAGCAGCGCGGGACCAAAGCCGAAGTTCACCGACCCGGATCAGCTTTGGGCATCGTGTGTCGAATATTTCGAGTGGGTTGAGGATCACCCGCTGCATGAAGCCAAGGCATTCGCGTTCCAGGGTGAGGTGACGGTAGCGAGCCTTCCCAAGATGCGCGCGATGACGATTGAGGGCATGTGCCTGTTTCTGGACGTGACGCGGCGCCAGTGGACAGAGTGGCGATCGTCGCGCCCGGATTTGCTTCACGTCATCACACGGGCCGAGGCGGTCATCCGCGATCAGAAGTTCTCCGGGGCCGCCGCGGAGTTGCTGAACCCGAATATCATCGCCCGTGATCTTGGGCTTGCGGACAAGTCGGAACTGACAGGCAAGAACGGCGGCCCGATCCAGACCGAAGAGGTAACGGCACGTGAGCGCATCAACAGCCGCCTTGCTAGCCTCGCAGCCGGAGGCGGTGAGGAAGAAGATACTGGCGAGCCTGAGTGACGCCGACCTCGCGCAACTTGAGTATGACTGGCGATTCTGGGCGCGGCCGGAACAGATTGCACCGGATGGCGACTGGCTCACATGGGTCATCAACGCCGGCCGGGGCTTCGGCAAGACGCGGGCCGGGGCCGAGTGGGTGCGGGAACAGGTCTACGTCGGCTGCCAGCGGATCGCGCTGATCGGAGAGACGTATAAAGACTTGGTGGAGGTTATGTGCTTCGGAGACAGTGGGCTCGCGTCCGTGTTTCCGGATCACGAGAAGCCGAAGATCGTGGCCAACCCGAACGTGCAGGTCACGTTCCACACCGGCGCGATCGCCTTGGGCTACAACGCGACCCAGCCGGCGCAGCTTCGCGGCCCGCAGTTCGACGCCGCATGGTGCGACGAGCTGGCCAAGTGGCGCTACGCCCGCGAGACATGGGACATGCTGCAATTCGGCCTGCGTCTGGGGGAGAGGCCGCGCGCACTGGTCACGACCACGCCGCGGCCGATCCCCGTCCTGCGGGAGATCATGGCAGACGAAACGACCGTGACGACGCGGGGCAGCACGTTCGACAATGCCGGCAACCTCGCCGGATCGTTTCTGCGCAAGATCAGGGACCGCTATGAGGGCACGCGACTGGGCCGGCAAGAGTTGAATGCCGAGATCCTCGACGACCTGCCCGGCGCGCTCTGGACGCGGGATATGTTCGACGCATACCGGATCGGCAAGGCGCCGGACATGTCGCGCATCGTGGTTGCGGTGGACCCGAGCGGAACGGCGGGCGACGAGGATGATGGCGACAGCATCGGTATCGTGATAGCGGGCCGGGGGGTCGACGGGCGCGGGTATGTTCTGGCCGACTGGACGTGCAAGCTGAGCCCGGATGGCTGGGGCCGCCGGGCAGTCGCGGCCTACAGGGAATTCAAGGCGGATCGGATCATCGCGGAACGTAACTACGGCGGGGCGATGGTCGAGCACGTCATCCGCACTGTGGACAAGTCGGCAAGCTACAAGGAAGTCGTCGCGTCGCGCGGAAAGGTGGCGCGGGCCGAACCGGTCGCGGCGCTCTATGAACAAGGCAAAATAAGCCATATAGACGCATTGCCGGAACTTGAAGATCAGTGTTGCCTGATCGGCCCGGACGGCTTCATCGGCGAGGGCTCGCCTGACCGGGCGGATGCGCTGGTTTGGGCTTTGACCGAGTTGATGCTGGACGGCTCGACCTACGACTGGAAAGGCGCGATATGACGAAGCCGCACTACCGCATGACCGCATCGGGCGATATTATGCCCGCGATCCGTGCGGCGGACGGGTTTCAGAACCTTGTCGCGAACATGGGCACGTCGCGCGACAAGGCGGCGGCCAACGGTTACATCATCGCGCCGCTTTCCGACCTGGACTTGCTCAACGCTTACCGCGGATCATCCGTGGCAAAGGCGGTTGTCGATTATCCTGCCGACGACGCCTGCCGGGAGTGGCGGGAGTGGCAAGGGGATGCACGGCAGATCACCGCGCTTGAGGCCGAGGAAAAGCGCCTAGGCGTGCAATTCAGGGTTCGCGATGCGCGCATCCGGTCGCGGCTTTACGGCGGGTCGGCCATTTTCATCGGCACCGGCGACGCCGACACCATCAAGCCGCTCGTTCCGGAGCGCATCCGCAAGGGCGGCGTCAAATACCTGACCGTGCTGGACCGGCAGGAACTTGGCGTCGAGCGGCTGCAAATGGACCCGTCTCTGCCCGGCTACAGCAAGCCGGAGATGTATCGCCTGACGGGCGGGTCCGGGCGGATCGTGGATATTCACCCGTCGCGCCTGATCGTGTTCACGGGCGACGAGGTGCCGCATAACAGCACGGCGCAATCGCTTCACGGCTGGGGCGACAGTGTATTGCAGACGGCCTTGGAAAAGGTCGGTCACCTCGACGGCACGATGGCAAATTCTGCAAGTTTGGTGTACGAGGCGAAGGTCGACGTAATCAAGGTAAAGGACTTCACGCAAAACCTGCGGGACGGCGGGAGCGCGTATGAGACGCTGATGCTGAAGCGGTTCGGGCTGGCGGCCACGGCCAAGGGCATCAACGGCGCGCTGCTTCTGGATGGCGAGGAAGACTATCAACAGAAGTCGGCCAGCTTTGCCACCCTGCCGGACGTGATGGACCGTTTCATGCAGATGGTCAGCGCGGCCAGCGGCATCCCCATGACACGGCTGTTCGGCATGTCGCCGGCGGGCATGAATGCGACCGGCGATAGCGACATGCGGAACTACTATGATCGTGTGAAGCAGGAACAGACGCTCGACATCGAGCCGGCCATGCAGGTGTTTGATGAGTGCCTGATCCGCTCGGCGCTCGGGTCGCGGCCCGAGGAGCTGCATTTCAACTGGCGGTCGCTCTGGCAGATGAGCGAAAAGGATCGGGCCGATGTCGCGGTCAAGTTGGTTCAGGCCGCCGAAGGAATGGAACGCATGGGCGCGGCCTCGATGGAGGCGGCCGGCGGGGCGCTGGTCAATGCGCTGACCGAGATAGGCGTGTTTCCGGGGCTGGAATCGGCTATCGAGGAATATGGCGAAGGTGAGCCGATCGAACGAGAAGAGGTGGACCCGTTGACCGGTGATCCGGTTAAGGCGTCAGACGCCTCGCCGCGCACGCTCTATGTGCGTCGGGATGTGGTGAACGCCGAAGATATCATCGAGTGGGCAAAAGGACAGGGTTTCAAGACCACGCTGCCGGCTGATGACATGCACGTCACCATCGCGTTTTCTCGTGAGCCTGTGGACTGGATAAAGGTGGGCGAGGCTTGGGATGCCGAGGTCAAGGTGGCCAAGGGCGGTCCGCGCATGATGGAGCGGTTTGGCGAGGCTCGTGTTCTACTGTTCGCCTCATCGCAGTTGTCATGGCGACATGAGGAAATCAAGGGTGTCGGGGCGTCGTGGGATCATCCGGAGTATCAGCCTCACATTACGATCTCCTATGACCCGGGCGCACCGGACCTGAGCGAGATAGAGCCGTACGCCGGCGAAATCATCCTCGGGCCGGAAATCTTCGAGGAAATCAACCCGAAGTGGGCAGAAGGGATCAAGGAAAAATGACCGAACATCGCTTTACGGATCGCGCCGAGATCGGCGGTAT